GGACAGGCACAGACTTTATAGTCAATCATATATACAAGGCTTTAAGCAAAGTACATTGTGCTAATTTCTGGGGGGGATCTGATGTATTGTGTGCCTTTATGGAGGATATAATAAGCGCGGAATATCAAACCCATATTTCAAGCGGACAAAACCAGCAACTGAGTAACGCTAGAGTTAAGCATAATTCATTTTATAATAAAGATAGCAACGGAATCAATCAGTTTTTTTCTGCCTATGAAGTATTAGAAAGTATTGCTCTGAGTTTTAATGCCTGTGTTTTTATGGCCCAGGGAAAATATTGGTTTATTCCTTTGGGTGCTATTCAGGGCCATGCCTCTAATAAATTAGATATATACCACGAAATAAGAGGCGGTGGAGTAGTTAGCTATAATACCTCTGCTAACGTTACCTTCTCGGCAGCATTCGGAAATAATAGCTCAGATTTTGAAAAACTAGCAGGTTGGGAACGCAGCAGCTCCCCAGCTTTTAAGGAGGTATTAAGAAATAGAGATTATCAAGGGGGCAAACCTTTACTATTAGATAGCCATTATACTGAGGCAAATATAGTAGCGGGTACGGTTGTAAGTGATGAAGATGTGTCATACTCAACAGGTATGCAAATACTTATTCAAGGAAATACATTTTATGAATATGATGGGGATAGCTCTAGTACAGGAGCTGATAGAATAGGCAGAGTTAAACTAAGCATTAAAGTAAAAGTAGGGGATGCAGGCGGTACAGTACGCTACCTTAAAAGGGATGCAGGATTTCCAAACGCCTTAACACAGTATCAGTATTTCTATGATAGCTATGATAGCGCTTCTGCTGATGGTGGTTTTTATGCTGAGGCGCAATATAGCGGTACTTCATGGAACGCATCTGACAATGACTATGAGTTGGTGTCTTTGGAGTTTGATAAAAAAGACGGTGGCCATGTATGGATCCCCTGGCAAATAGCTACCCCTGCACTAGATGCCGATGCCTCTGGTTTGCAAGTTTCTGTAACTATTTCGGGCGTAGATTATGAAGGAAACAATGATGCCGATTTAGTAGATACAAGCGATGCAGATTTCAATATATATGACCTTAGCGCTAGATTATACGATAACGGAAACCCTCAACTAATAGAGAGCGCAGAAATAAAAGCTACAAATCCAGACGATTCCAGATACAACATGGATCAAGGCAAAACGCTCATAGGCGATTCAGTTACGGATGCAGATTTAGGGGCTATTGTTGTAAATAATGGCTCTGCCTATGTTAGTGCTTCTGAGTGGGATAGTCATTTTAATACTGCTAGTAATTTAGGGATAAATGCGCTAGGGGTGCAGGAGAGATTAGCAGCTAATGCCGACGCTATAAGAGTAGAGCGCGGAACTTTATTTAGAACAGGCACTAAATTTATACACCCTTATACTATACTAACTAATACAGCAGATTCAAGTAACTTCTACCAACTAACAGGCATTAGCTTTGTTGCAGCTCGTTGTGAATATGATATAGAGTGCATGTATTTAACTCGTAATGCAACAGGCATAACGGTAGCCCAAGACAATGTAAAAGGCCCTATAACTATAGATAACATAGTTGCAGACTCAGACCCAAAAGGCCCTGCAAAAGGTACTATACCTGCTGAAAGTACAGCCAAGCTATTAAACGTTAATACAGATGATTATGGCATAAGTGGGCTAAAATGTACAAATGGCTCTAGTGGTACAAATACTTTAGTATTACCATCATCTTTACCTTCGGGCAGCAACAGGCAGATATTAGTTTTAGGCGCAGATGGCCTTTTTAGGCATATAGCCAGCTCCTCAGCAGGTGATGTATTAAAAATGAACGATACAGGAATCAATCCAACTTGGGCTAGCCCTGTTTTTGGTTGGTTTAACCACACTACCTTAATGAAGGTGCTGCCTACTGAGTTTATGGCTAATGATGATGGAGGCGCTGCTGTTCTGGAAGATGATACAACTGATAAATTAGGTGTGCGCTCAAGTAACAGAACAACGGAAATTTTTGTAACCAAAGCAATCCCAACAGGATATAAAGTTACACATGTGCAAGTTTATGCTAGTGTATCTACAGCATCAGCAGTAACAATTAGGCAGTTTGACCAAACAACAGGCGATTTAACAGGAACAACAACAGGCGCTTTCAATAGTAATATTGATACTCACGATATGACCAGCAGCGATACAGCAAACATTATGATAAAGTGTGCAACAGCTAGTAGTCCGCCTATAATTTATGGGGCAGATATAACAATTATAGCAATATGATGGAGAGCGGAAAACTTTGGGGTATTAACATATTATGGGCAGGTTTTAGCGCTGCAATGCTAAGCGAATGCCTTACCTGGGGGCTAGGTTTAATAGGTGCAATTACGCTAATTTGGTTAAATATAGAGGGCATAATAACACACCGTAAAAACAGAAGGAAATGAACGCTATACCATACCTTTTAATCATTATGCTGGGAATGGCAAATTGTAGATATAAGCGCCTAACATACAATCAATATGATAGCCATGATTTATTGTGTATTTTTATAGCTATAGTTGGGGCATGCGTTA